CACCGACATTTTATTAGCCGAACTCGCCCGCCGCGCCAAAGCGAGGACGATGACGGTTGAAGAGCTGCTCGAAGAATCGAAAGCGAACTGGGAACGCGCCGACGGCGAAATCGAGAAGCTGGCGAAACTCGGTCACGATGTAAAGAGGTCACATTGGATGCAGGAAGATTTATTCGACGCGGCATTAATTAAGGTTATCGAGGCTGACGAATAATATTTTCGGTAGCGGCTGAAATGTTCGCCGGGGAACAAAAAAGGTGGCGCGGGGAACGGCAATTGCACCAAAGTTATTGAAAAAATTACTTTGGAGGCTTTAGTAAAATGACGACGGCACACACGGCTAATTTAACACTGGTTCGGGCGGCGAAACCGCGCCGAACTTTTTTCGATAGATTTATGGCTCACCTTGAAACAGCGACAACAGAAACCTACACGCTCTCAAAAACGACCGTCTGGCTCGTGCCGATTGTTCTCACACTTGCCGGACTTGTCTTTACCTTGCTTGCCAATTACGGCGCGTTCATTCGCTCGGACGAGACGAAATCGGGCGACATTCGCATGCTGGTCGAAAAGGTCGGCTCATTAAACACAAAATTTGACGCTTTCCAGTCGGACTCAAAATCCGAAGCAAAAGAAAACAAACTCGAGCTAAAGGAAGATATTCAGGCGCTGCAAAACAAAATAAGCCAGCTCGAGCAGCGGGTGGTGACCTCGGAAGCGAAAATCAACAGCCTCGACAGGCGCGGCGGATAATAGGTTTTTTAATAAATGAGCTTTGCAAGCGTAAAAGTCACGAAAAACTTTACTTCCGCGCAGATGGCGAAGCAGTTGCCGTTTGCCATCGCTTCAGCCCTGACGAAAACCGCCGGACAAGCCCGCCGTGGAGTTATTCGGGAACTGCCGGGAAAATTTACAATCCGCACCGACTGGGCGCGCCCGACTAATAAATTCGGGATAAAAATTAAGCCCGCGACTAAACAGAAGCCGGTGGCTGAAGTCGGGACCGACGCCGACTGGCTCGAAAAGTTTGAAACCGGAAAGGACAAGCTGCCGCGCGGGCAGCATCTCGCCATTCCGACCGTTAACGTGCGGCGGACAAAACGCTCAATTATTCAGCGGTCGCAGCGCCCGAATGCTTTGCGCGGCAAACGAACCTTTATTCTCAACACAAAATCGGGACGAGTGCTTTTTCAGCGCAAATTCAAAGGCAAGCGCAGCAATATTGTCGCGCTTTACAATCTCGAACGGCGCGCGCGAATCCGTAAAAACTCGCCGGTAATCGAGCCGGTAAAAAGAATCGTCGCGCGTAATTTGGGCAGAAATTTCACGGAAGCGCTGGCAAACGCTCTGAAAACCGCCCGCTAAAAGCAAAAATATGGCTGAATTACAACCAATCCGCATCGGCGCGATTTTAAAGAGAACTTATTTTTTCTATGATCCTCTCGATTCCGACCCGACACAGCCCGATTACGACAAGCCGCGCAATTTATCCAATGACACAATCGTTTTCGTCATCGAAAACGGTAATAACACTTTCACTTTTTCCGGCTCGCCGCGCGTTGTCGTCACGTCTTTGCTCGGAAAAGTAGTCGTTAAAATTCCCGCCGCCGACACCATTTCGTTTTCACCGCTGCCGGCTGAAAATTCGAGCTATCTGGAATTTACCGACGCCGCCGGCGATAAAACTCCAAAGGTCGTTCGCGCCGAAATGATCGTCGAAAAAGGGTCGGTTTAGTTTATGTCGGAAACAGTCATTGTCATTCAGGAACCGCTTGAGGTCGTCGTTATTTCAGACGGCGGCGCGAGCGAGATCGTCCGGATTGTCAATGAAATCGTTGAAGTCGTCGAAATATTCCACGGACCTCCGGGCGCGGACGGCGGCGGCGGGATGTTAGCCCCGATTCCGTTTGCTTTTAATAATACAAGCCCGCGCGTGGTTTATACGCTTCCCGCTCAATCTCTAATTCGTTCCGTGACTCTGGTTATCACAATCGCCTTTGACGGCGCGGGCGCGAGTCTGGCGGTCGGAACGCCGGAAAGCCCGAATTTATTGATTGCTCCGGCAGACAATAACCCGGGCGTGGCGATTGATTATGAAATTGACAGTTACGAGGTTTTGCCCGCCGAAACCGAGATACAAATAACGACGAATCCGGGCGCGGGCGCGGGCGCGGGCGCGGGATATTTAATTTTAGATTTAGTAGCAATTTAGGAGAAAAAAAATGGGTGTTTTTAAAAATTTTATCGGAACAACTTACACGAAATTTCAACTCGGCGTCGGCGGGCTTTTTATCAAAAGCGTGTCGAGTAAAATCCGCGCTCGCAACGCCGCCGACAATGCCGATATGCCGCTTGTCGGCTCGGTTATCGCGGCGTCGGGCAATTCAATGGAACTGAACGAGGATGCGGCGGGCAGCGGCGCGGATTGGAAATATACATTGTCGCGCCCGCCAACGGGAATGACGGCGGCGGTCGAACTCGTTTTACCGCCGGACGACGGCTCGCCCGGACAAGTTCCGCAAACTGACGGAAACGGCGTTTTGTCGTGGCTGACGGTTGATGCGGGAAGCAATAAAACTATCGTTGATACCACTTCAATTGCATTCGGCACGACTTCACCGCTTTCGCTGTTCACCTTGCCCGTGAATGCCGTTGTGATGTTCGTCAAAGTGATTATTGACACGGCTTTTAACGGAACACCGAGCCTGAGCGTCGGAATTTCGGGAACGACTTCAAAATACTCCGGAACGACCGACGTGGATTTGACGGCGGCTGCCGAGACTGTTTTTGAGATTTCGCCCGGGCTGGCATCAGTCGGAACAACCGAAGCGTTAATCGCCACCTATGCGGCGGGCAGCGCGTCGGCGGGCGCGGCTCGTATTTTGATTGAATATGTAATTCCGAGCTAATAATGGGACGCTTTTCAGATTTATTAGGAACAATTAAAACGTCTTTCAAAATCGGGAAGGCTAACTTTGTTGCGTCGGGAGTTACGGTTGCGCGGACGCTAACCGTTCCCGACGCATCCGGCACAATCGCTTTAACTTCGCGCCCAGTCGTCAATAAAACGGCTGATTATGCAATCTTAGCAAGCGAATCAGGAACGATTTTTACCAACACGGACGCAATCACATTAGTTAATTTTACGTTGCCAAATACCGACCTTGTGGCAGGCGAAACACGATTCGGATTTATGGGTCGAAGCGGATTTGTTATGAATGTCTATCAAAGTGCTGGTTATATTTGCGCGCCGTGGGGAGATACGGAAGATGGAATGTCGAACAATGGCGTGAGTAACCTTTTTTTAGATTTACTTTATATCGGAAACGACCTGTGGGCGGTAACTTCAAATACCGGATGGGCAAGCGCCTAACGCATATATAGAAATTAGAGTTTACAACTAAATGGCAAGACGCTTCAGTTAAATTTATGTTCCGGTTCGGTAAGGACTCGACGATTTTTAATCGAAATATAAAATGGCATCGAAAACAAAAGACGGAATCGAGATTCTAAACACTTCGCAAATCGCCATGCGCGTCGGGCTGAACCGCGCGACCGTCAGGCTGCGGCTGATTGAACTTGGTATTTCACCCGTCGAAACAAAAGCCAAAGAACATCTTTATGAATTCACCGATGAATTAAAAGAGCAGCTGACTTCGGAAAACAAACCGATTGATTTGGCGAAGCTCCGCCGGGAAACAGCCAATGCCGAACTATGCGAGATAAAGCTCGCCGAAACAAAAGGCGAAATGGTGTCGGTCGCTGAATTTTCAGCCGTCGTGCAGCAGCTTTTCGGGGCAATGAACAAAAAATGCGTCGTTCAAATGCCGAAAAAACTGGCGAAACAACTCGCCGCGACGCGTGCGGAAGCCGACGTATCTAAAATTTTGACCGCCGAATACGGCGCGATTTTCGACGATTTGCGGATTGATTATAAAAAATTTCTCGATAAAAAGTCTGCGGAAATTAAAACCGGATGAATTTCGACGTTCTCGACAAAATTTTCATTCCCGGCTTGCAATCAGCCATACCGGAAGGCGAGTTAACCATCTCGAAATGGGCGGCAAACTATCGCCACGTATCTTTAGACCGCGTGGCTGATCCAAGTCTTGCCGGACGCTGGAAAAATGAAAAAACGCCTTATTTAGTCGGAATAATGGATGCCGTTACGCAGCCGAACGTCAACGAAATTCTATTTTTAAAATCGAGCCAGGTCGGAGGTTCGGAACTGATAAATAATATTTTAGGCTTTTATATTCATATTGACCCGGCGACGATTCAATATATTTGCGAGAATGAAGGCAAAGCGCGTGCCTGGTCGGTCGAATCCTTCGCGCCGATGATCCGCGACACGCCGGTTCTGGCGGCGATATTCGGCGAAGCCCGCCAGCGCGATTCGTCAAATATGATCGAAGCGAAAGCGTTTCGCGGCGGTCATTTCGCTCTTGGCTGGGCGACTTCTCCAGCCACGCTTTCATCGCGCCCGCGCCGCGTCATCTGCACGGACGAAACCGACGCTTTTGAATCAACCAAAGAAGGCGATCCGGTCAAGCTCGCCGAAGCCCGAACAAAAACCGCCGGAGCGCAGCGGAAAATTATTCACGTCACCACGCCGCGCGACAAGGAAACCAGCCGCGTTCTGCCGCTCTGGGAAGATTCGTCGCAGGAGCGGTTTTTTGTGCCTTGCCCGGAATGCGGCGAATTTCAAATTTTAGTCTGGACTGACGAACAGGGTTTTCGCGTCCAGTGGGAAGCCGATAACCCGCACGAATCTTATTACGTCTGCGCGTCGGGCTGCCAGATTTTCAACGACTCGAAAGAATGGATGTTAAGCCGCGGCGAGTGGCGTTCGATGAATCCCGATTACCGGGGCAATCGCCGCGCGTTCTGGATCAACGAATTATACTCGCCGTTTACCACCTGGTCGGAAATGGCGGTCGCTTTTCTGGAAGCGAAAAAACACCGCGACACGCTCAAAGTTTTCGTCAACACGCGGCTCGCCGAATTCTGGGAAGAATCGGGCGAAGAAATCGAATTTGCAGATTTAACTTTTCTGCGCGAAGAATACGCGGCGGAAGTTCCGCGCGGCGTCCTTGTTTTGACCGCCGGCGTTGACATTCAGGACGACCGCATCGAGATTGAAACGGTCGGCTGGGGACGCGATTACGAAAACTGGTCAATTGATTACCATGTGATTGAAGGCTCGCCCGGGCTTTTTGAGGTCTGGGATGATTTGCACGATTATCTGCTCAAAGAATTCACGGGCGAAGGCGGACGGATTTATAAAATCAGCGCGGCGGCGATTGACACCGGCGGGCATCACACGGATAAAACCTACAATTTTTGCAAGGCGAACAAAGGTCGCCGGTGGTATGCCGTCAAGGGCGCGAACGTCTACGGGCAGCCGATTGTCTCGAAAGCGAAAATCGTCGAGAAAAACGGGATCAAAGTCCGGCTTTTTCACGTCGGAACCGACACGGCGAAAGACGAGATTTTCAGCTATTTGAGAGTTTCGCGCGATGCCGACGATGCCGCCGAAGATACGCCCGGCTACTGTCATTTTCCGGCGCACTATGAAGAAAGCTATTTCAAGCAGCTTTGCGCCGAAAAGAAAATTACGCAATACCGGATGGGCGTCGCCCGTCAGGTATATGTGAAAGTCTCGGAACGCGCCCGCAACGAAGCGCTCGACTGCCGCGTTTACGCGACCGCCGCGCGAGCGATTCTCAATCCGAATTTTGAAAAACTGGCGGCGCGCACGGCAAGAACGGGGGAAAATATGCATAAAAATATGCAAAGATATGCAGAAACGGGGCGCGAAAATTCGCCCGAAAACAGGGAACTAAAGCGTGAAATGGATGAAAAAGACGATAATCCGGCGCGAGAAAATGTTGACAATTTGTCAAAAAAAAGACGGATCATAGTCAAAAACTCGCCGTTTGCCGGAAGCAGAAAAGGAAATTTTGTGACTGATTATTAAAAACTTATGTCAGAAGAATATAAAGAAGGATTGTTTGCGGGAATTGCACTGTGCTGTTTCATAAATATAGCGATATATATGGTGAACGCGATTATTAGAGTAGGCAAAAAATCAAAATAATCTCTATGGAAAACCAGGAATTGAAAACAGAATATTTAAACGAGAATTCCCTCAGAAAACACGATGGAAATTTCATTTATCCGTCCGATCGGATTCCTATGGAAAAGGCGGAAATTGCCGAACAGTTTGTCTCCGCGCAATTTAAATTCTTGACTTTGAAAACCGAATACGACCAATTAACAGAGCGAGAAAAACAACTTGCCGCCGAATTAAAAGAAGTTTCCGCCCGCCGCAATTCCGTGATGTCGGCAATTGGCAATGAACAAGTCTGGATTCAGAGATTAAAGAACATCAGTTAAAAATTATGCGAACAATTGAACCGAAAAGTTTTCTTCAGGGCGAAACGCTCGAATGGACGCGAGATTTTGCCGATTTTCCGGCTTCCGGCGGCTGGACGCTTACTTATTATTTTCGCGGCGAAGGAAAAGGCTTCGATGCGGTCGGCGTTGCCGATGGAGATGCGTTTGTGATGACCGTGCCGTCGGCAACTACTCTTGACATGTCGGTGACGGATTACTCGTGGCAGGCAATCGCCGTCAAAGACGGTAAAAAGTTTTTAGCCGATTCCGGTTTCTCAGAAGTCAAAAAAGGCTTTGCGGACAGTCTCCCCGCCACTTCGCTCGACGTGCGCTCGGAAAACGAGAAAACGCTCGCCGCCATCCGCGCGATGATTGCCGGCAAAGCGACGCATGATCAGCAGGAATACACCATCGGCAACCGGCAGCTGAAGCGCATTCCGATTCCCGATTTGATAATGCTGGAAAATCGTTACGAGCAAAAGGTTAGAAGAGAAAAAGAAGCGGCGCGGCTTAAAAAAGGCGGCAAAATGTTCCAACAGGTTTTAGTGAGGATGAAATGATAAAATTATGAACAATCAATTTTATATTAGAGATTTTGAGCAGGAATTCTTTGATAATGGCGCAAATCCCGAATTTGTGTTGAAGGTTAGCGCCTTGTTTATGTCAAAAGGTTTTCGCGCTTCAGTTGTTATAAAAATGACTGAAGATGAAATCGCGGATTTGAGACACTTGGAAGATAAAATCCGAACGCGGCTTTATACGGAAATTGAATCGACAGAAACTCAAATTCCGAGTGAAATATTATGATTACATTATCCGAATTTTTAGAAACGCCTTCGATGGGCGAAGTCATCAAGGAAAGACGCGAGCGCGAGCGCCGAATCGAAGCCAAACGCCGCTATGAAGGCGCGCGCGTAAATCGCCTTGAATCGGGCTGGACGACAAATCCGACCGGCGGCAATTACGAGATGCGTCTGGGACTTCGCGCTCTTCGCGCCCGCGCCCGCGACGTGGCGCGCAATAATTCGCATTTTAAGAAATTTCTTTCGATGTGCCGCTCGAACATCATCGGACCGAAAGGCATTCAATTGCAGTCACGCGCCCGGCTCGCAGACGGTTCGCTCAACACCGAACTCAACAAACGGGTCGAAGAAGCGTTCTGGGAATGGTGTTTTAAGGAAAACTGCACGGCGAGCGGAAAGCTCTCGTTTTTCGACGCGCAGAATCTTTTCGTCACGCACCTGGCGCGCGACGGCGAAGTTTTAGTTCAAAAGCTCACGGGCGCCGACAATCCGTTCGGGTTTGCCTTGAAATTTATTGACGTTTCATACCTCGACGAAAATTATAACGAGGAATTAAAATCGGGCAACCGCGTCATAATGTCGATCGAGGTTGACCGCAACGACAAACCCGTCGCGTATTATCTGACGACTCCGGCGTCGGAATATATGTTCAAAGGATACGAGCGGCTGATGCGCGTGCGCGTTCCGGCATCGGAAATCATTCACGCATTTTTAACTTACGACGATGAAACGCAGACGCGCGGCGTCACCTGGTTTCATTCCGCACTGATTGACGCCCGCCATCTGCACGGCTACAAGCACGGCGTGATTACGTCGGCGCGCGCCGCCGCTTCGAGCTTCGGAATGCTGATGGAAGAAGATTCGGGCGAGCAGCAATTCGACGGCGAAGAAGATGACGAAGGGCGACCGAAAAATATTGAGATGGACGTGGCGCCGCTTTCGATGAATATCATCCCGAAAGGTTATCGCTTCGAGCAGTTTGACCCGAAACAGCCGACGCAGAATCACCCGGCGTTTTATAAATCGATTTTGATGGATTTGGCAGTCGGTCTCGACGTTTTTTATTTTAATCTTTCGGGCGATATGGAAGCGGTCAATTACAGCAGCGCGCGCGTCGGCTTAAACGAAGAGCGCGACATCTGGCGCGGAATGCAGGAATTCGTCATCGCGCATTTCTGCCGCGAAATTTTTCACGAATGGGCGCGCTCGGCGTGGCTTGCGAAAAAGCTGAAGCTGACGGCAAAAGAATTTGTTGAAATCAAAAATCCGATGTGGCGCGCCCGCGGCTGGGCGTTTATTGACCCGCTCAAAGAAGTCGTGGCGAAAGTCATCGGACTGGATAATATGTTAACGAACTGGACGGACGAGCTTGGTGAGCAGGGCAGAGACTTTGCCGAGCATCTCGAAACCGTCAAATCCGAACACGAGCAAGCGGCGAAAATGGGCGTCGAACTGCAAACCGCAGCGGGCGCGGCGAGCAAAAATAAAGAAGATGCGCCGGAAGAAAAAAGTGAACGCAATTTGCGATATTTAGAGAAAGAATTCTTTAGAAGAATTATGAGCAAACAAAAATTCGGCTTTGATACGGAAGAGTTGATTGATGCTCTAAAGGAAGAATAAAAGTCTAAATCTCAGGAATGAATTTCTGTTTGGTTTTTATTCAACATGGCTAAAAATGTATTTAGGTTTGTCGCCTGGCGAAAGTTTGAAAATAGCAGATACTACCGGCACGGAATTGCCGGTTTCTTCAACTCCAAAACTTTTAATTAATGGGTTTCCTCGCATTAATGGAACCGATAATTCTTGCGGATTGTCACTGTGTTTAAGAGTATTAATATCGTCTTCCATTTTGATAATTCTTTTCTGGTCTTCTTCGGATAAATCATCAAATTTCATAATCTTCATATTGTATCTAATTATTTTCAGCAGGAATTAATTTCGGATTGATTTGTATTTCGCCGATTAAGTGCGATTTTTCTTCTTTGAGAATTTTTGAAACGTTCGCGCCCATCGCCGCCATCGCGCCGACTCTCGCGGCTTGACTCATACAATAAGCGGAAGCACAAAAACGATTTAAACCCAAATTCGCAAAGCCGAAAGCTAAATACATTATCGCCATCACAGCGCAATGCCGCGAATAATCGTAATAACTTGTGGAAAGTTCGAGTTCACGAAAAAAATCTCTTTCAAATCGTTGAAGCTGTTCGTCCATAATCTCAATATTAATTCTGACTAATTGTAAACGTAGGAACATTTTCCATATTGAAATTTGCATTCAAGCACTTCTCGTCAAAATGACAAATAACAAGAATTGCAAATTTTAGCTGAGAAGCATCTTTTATAATTGAAACAAGCCCGTATTTGTTTAGCACTCGCCAGTCTGTATCGTTATATTCGGCGGGTTGAATATTAATGTAAAAAGGCGGTACGGTTTTCGGGTTCACTAATTTACTGAATCCGTTATCGCTCGGTATAAACCCAAATTGAATTAAATCATCAGCCGTTAGTTCTTTCTCTTCCATATTTTAATTTATAACACGGTTTCCGGGTTTTTCCCCCCTCGAAAATAACTCCCTTCTCAATTTGTTAAATTTACAACCGATACGGATTTTCACATTCGTTATCGGCTTTTCCCTTTTCCCGAATTCCTTATAAATGCCCGAAATCAATAAAATCCTGCAATCATTGTCCGCCTCGAAATTCGACCGGACGCGCGCCGCAAATTTCGATTTAACGCGGGCGAAAGGCAATCTCAAATCGCACACGGCGATTGAGCGGGTTTTGAATGTGGACGAGGAAAACCGCACGGTCGAATTCGCGTTTGCCTCAAACAAGCCGATTGAACACTGGTTCGGATATTTGATTCTCGACACGGATAAAAAAGCGGTCGTTCTCGACCGCGTCGAGCAGGGCGTTTGCCCGCATCTGGTCAATCACGACACTGACCAGATGGTCGGCGTCGTCGTTCCGGGTTCGGTGACTTTGGGCGATACGGTTCGCGGAAAAGTAAAATTTTCGCGCTCGGAAAAAGGCAGGGAAATTTTTACGGATGTCGCCGACGAGATTCGCAACGGCGTCAGTTTCGGCTTTCTGGTTCACGATATGATTCTTGAATCCGACTCAAAAGACGAAATTCCGACCTACCGCGCAACCAAATGGGAAATCCTCGAAACCACGTCCGCCCCGATTCCAGCCGACATTTCCGTCGGAATGGGACGTTCCTACGAATACGAGCAGCCAGCCGAAAACGAAAAAGAAAATTCAGAAAATTTAAATCAAACCGACGCGCCCGGAAGTGAAGAAGAGCGCGAGTTGATTCCAACAGAAAATACGGAGAATAACATGTCAGATAAAAATGATGCCAACCCGCCGCAGGTTGCCGCGGTCAACGAAGAAATGGAACGCGCCAAAGAAATCAACGAATGGGGCGAAGTTTTAGGCGAGCCGGAGCTTGCCCGCACATTCGTTCGCAATAACAAGACGGTCGCCGAGTTTCGCACCGCTGTCGAAGCCAAAAATCCGATGCCGACGGAAATCCCGACGGCATCGCCGGAAACGGTCGCCACGCGCCAAAATCAAGGCGCGAACGTGCAGCTCGCCCGCAGCGCGTCGCGCGTTCACTTAAAAGCGTTTCGCGGCGAAAACGCGGACACGCAGGCGCATCGCTTCGGTAATTTCCTGAACGCCGCGCTCTTCAAATCCGACGATTCGCGAGCGTTCTGCAAAGCAAACGGCATTCTCATTCGCACGCAAAGTGAATCCGACAACGCATCCGGCGGCATTCTCGTGCCGACCGAATTTGAAAACGTGATGATTGATTTGCGGCTTGAATACGGAGTTTTCCGCCGCAACGCTAACGTCGTGCCGATGAATTCGGAATCAAAAGAACGACCGCGGAGACAGGGCGGTCTTATTGCTTACCCAATCGGCGCCAAAGGCGAAAATCGTCGTTTGACCAAATCGAAAAAAGGTTGGGACAAAGTTAATTTGCACGCCAAAAAATGGGGCGTATTAGCAAAATACGAAGAGGAATTATCGGAAGATTCCGTTATCGCTTTGGCAGACGATTTAATGTCGGAAATTTCATACGCATTTACCAGCGTTGAAGACGAGTGTGGTTTCCTCGGCGACGGCACGTCGGAATTTCACGGCATAACCGGCATTATCACCAAATTGCAGAGCTTACACGCTACGGTTGCAAACATCGCCGGAATTAAAGTCGCGTCGGGTAATGCCTGGAGCGAAATCACACAGCAGGACATTTTGGAAATGGTCGGCAAGCTGCCGAGTTTTGCCCGCAACAGCGGACAGGTCAAATGGTATTGCTCGAATGAATTCTGGGCGACTGTTCTCTGCCGCATCGCGCTCGCCTTGGGCGGAAACGCGCTCGGACAGATTCAAAACGAAATCGCGCCGCGCTTTTTAGGCAAGCCGGTTGAAATCGTCGAAGTAATGCCGCACGTTGAAACCAACTCGCAGATTCCGCTGCTTTACGGAAACATCGCGCAGGCTGCCATGTTCGGCGACCGCCGCGGCGTAACCGTCAAGATGACCGATTCCAACGACACCGATTTTGAAGAAGATTTGATGGCGGTCAAGGGAACCGAGCGTTTTGACATCAACGTTCACGATGTCGGCAACGCCGACGCGACCGCTTCAAAACGTCTCGCCGGTCCGGTCGTCGCATTGCAAACCGCCGCGAGCTAAGCCAACGGTAAGTGGTAAGTGGTAAGTGGTAAGTGGTAAGCCAAGGTTTACCGCTTACCTACAAAATTTTATAAGGAAAAGAAAATGATTGAAGCACATAATCAAAAATTCGTATCAATTACGCCGCCCGCGGCGATTGTTGATAACGCCGGTTTTACGACCGCGGCGATTGACACGCTCGGATTTCGCTATTTAACGATTGTCGTCTTTTTAGGCGCGCTCGACATCGCATTGACGGTATTTAAGCTGCGCGAATCCGACGACAATTCGACTTACTCGGATGTCACGGGAGCCAATTACGCGGTTGATTCAACTCTTCCGGCGGCAACCGACGACAACAAAATGTTTGCGTTCCAGGTTGATCTGCGCGGTCGCAAGCGTTTCATTGATTTATCAATGACCGGCGGCGACGGCACAGCCGGAACATACGCGGCTGTCTTTGCCGTTCTATCCCGCCCGGAATCATATCCGAACACGCCCGAAGCGCGCGGTTTTGCGGGGTAATTGACGGTTTTGTTTTATCGCCGAATTTTGGGCGCGGACTTTTCTGGCAGACGGAACGGTTTCTGAAGTGGCTGGAAACGACGTGGAAGATACGGATACTGAAAAATCCGCGCCCAAATCTAGAAAGGTAAAAGGCATTAGAAAGGTAAAAGGCAAAAGGTAAAAGGCAAAAAATGAGCAAAGTAAACGTGGTTTTAGCTGCCGACTGTTATGTCGACAAACAGGTTAGAAGAGCCGGTGAAACGGTTGAACTGCCGGCGGAAATTGCCGCTGATTTCGGCACTGTCCAGCAGTCGGAAGAGAATTCAGAGAATTCGGAAAAATCGGAAAAATCCGACGGCGACGGTAAAACCGCTGACGGCGCTAAAAAATCTCAATAATGGCTTTTACCGAAAATCTTCAGCAGTTCTTTGAGACGGAAGACTTCGCCATCGGCGTCACTTTTGTTTTGGCGAGCGGCGCGACGCGCCAGATAAAAGCGATTTTCGACACGCCTTCGCAATCGGTCGAGCTTTACGAAACGGCGATTGAAGCGGGCGTTCCCAAATTGATTTGCGCCACATCGGAGACAAGCGGGCTGGAAAGAGCTTCGACGACGATTAACGGAGTGGCTTATAAAATCGCTCGAATCGCTCACGACGGAACCGGCGTCAGCGTTCTTTATTTGAAATAAAAAAAAATGCCAGATTCCAAACGCCAGCAAATCATTGACAAAGTTTTAGAGCGGATGATCACCATTCGCACGGCGAACGGCTATCAAACCAATTTAGGATTAGCCGTGCGCGACTGGGAAACCAACTGGGACGAAAAGGAACTGCCCGCGCTTTCGGTTTGCGATCTTGATGAAAAGTCGTTGATGCCGAACGAGTCGGCGGACGCTCCGCGGCAAATAAGACAGCTGCCGGTCGGGTTAAAGATATTTACACAATCGGACACGCCGGCGCGCGAAATTCGCAAACTGATCGCCGACGTTGAAAAAGCGATAAAAGTTGATTTGCGGTGGACATCTTTGGCGATGCATACAGTGCCGCAGCGGTCGGGAATGGTTGTCAGCGAAGAAGCGTTTGAAATCGCCGGAGCAGCCGTCGAGATTGAAATCGTGTATATGACCGACACATTTGATAGTTACAATTAAAAATTTTTAGGAGAAAGAGAAAATGGCTTACTTACTTGGAAGAGGTCCGGTTTACATCGGCAACTATACGGGGAACGGAAGTTTCGGAGCGGTTGAAAAATTTCACGCGCCGGATTTTGAGATTGACACTTCCGAGGCGGAACGCCTGACACATACCAACACGAACGGTTTGATCGCGGTGGACGATTTAGACATCCTGCTTAAAATTACGGGAAAAGCGAATATCAAAATTGATACCGCTGCTCCTTCGGTTTTAGCGATGGCGGTCGGCGGCGAAGTTACGGACACCCCGACGGGCGGAACGTTTACCAATAAAATATTTCCGAATCCCGTGGTAGTCGGCAAACAGTATCCGATTCCCGGCGGCTACTCGAATCTCGCATCACTGGTGATGACCGATTCGACCGGATCGCCCGTTACATTAACGCTCGGCACGCATTACACGGTTGATCTGGCTGCCGGTCTGATTACCATCGTTTCCTTGACCAGTCTGACACAGCCGCTCAAAGCGGCGGGCGCGGAAGCTAACTCTTTTTCGGCAATTTCGATTGCGACCAAAGACTCGACGGAAAAATTCGTCCGTCTTTGCGGCGCGAATATCGCGGGTAGCGACAAGGTTTTTAACGTCGATCTTTACCGCGCCAAATTCCCGACGGCAAAAGTAGCCGCAAAAACAAGCGGCTCGGAAGTCGCCGTTTTCGAGTTCGGCGTTACGCTTCTGGCTGATGAAAGCGCGCCGTTCGACAAGGTTTTCGGGCAACTCGGCAGAATGGTTCAGGCTTACTAAGAAAAGTTTCCTTCCGCTCGTGAGAAGCGGGTTTTCATATCGCCCGCTTCTCACTTTTTTTTAATCACGGAAAAACACCTAAAAATTTTATGATTTCATTAAAAAACGCCACAAGTAAAATCATCCGGGAAACGACCGCCGAAATTGAGTTTGTGGGCGACGCGGGCGAAACCAAAAAAGAACAGACCCGCGTTCAATATTACGACCGGACAACCAAACAATTAAAAGAAAGCCACGCGGCGATTATGGCAAAAGCCGCCGCCGACCCGGACGCTTTAGTCTGGGAAAGCGAATCGCTTTTCGAGCGTCTTGCCGGACTTCCCGACATCATTGACGAGGAAACCAAAAAGCCGGTCGAAATTACGCTTGATTTTATCGAATCGCTCAGCGTGAAAAATCTCATGAGCATTCAGGAAGCGATTAAGGCGGATTTAAACCCAAAAAAGTCGACTCCCGACTCACCGCCCGCTGGCTAAAAAATAAGCCGGGCGGCATTCCACCGCCGGACGCGATGACTATTCAGATTGCCCTTCGTTTCGGCGTTCTTCCCGACGCGGTTGAAAATTTAGGAGAGTATTGGAGAAATCGCCTTGATATATTTTTTTGCGCGGAGGCAGAGGCGGAGAAAATAAAGTAGCCCGCTTGTGAACAAACAAGTCGGGCTTTTTGAATTAGAAAGCAAATGTCAACGAATTATAAAATCGGCGTAGCCATCGAAGCGACGGGAGCGGCAAAAACCGTCGGGCAATTATCGCTCGTTGACAAATCACTCCAACAGTTCGGGCGCGGCGCGCAGACATTTGCGGCAGCATCTTCGGGAGCAAGCGGCGCATACGGCGCGTTCGCATCGAGTCTGGCAAGCGGAAATCCGGCTGTCCTCGCCGCCACCGCCGCCATCGGCGGATTAGCCTTTGCCGCCAATCAATCCGGCGAAGCGCTACAAAGAGCATCATCTTACGATTCAGCGCGGCGCGGTCTGGTCTCTGTTTCCGAATCAGCAGGATCAGCCGCAGCGAAAATAATTGAATTAGATAAGGTCGCTAAAGACACGCAAGGGCTGAAATTTCGCGCCGCAATTGAAGGACAAAGAAATCTAGAAGCGGCGGGCATTGAATCGAAAGAAGCTACCCGGGAACTAAAAACTTTCGCTAATGTGATGGCGGTCGTCGGCGGCTCGGAAGCCGAATTTGACGGCGTTCTTCGCGCTTTGCGACAAGTGGCTTCAAAATCCGCGATTTCTGCAGAAGAAATTAACCAACTTGCTGAAAGAATTCCTCAAATCCGCGCTGCGATGCAGGCGGTTTACGGCACATCGGACACCGAAATCCTGCAAAAACGCGGAATTGACCCGAAAGATTTTCTTAAAGACATCACAACCGAACTCGAAAAGATTCCAAAAGCAACGGGTTCGGCGGCGGGCGGATGGGAAAATTTAACCGACGCGATTGATAAAGCATATATCAAAGCAGGCTCTCCGGCACTTCCGACGGCAACCAGAGTTTTAGATAAGTTAGCGGAAATAATTGATAAAAATTCCGATTCCTGGGAAAACTTCGGGCAGGGAATTGACCGGGTTTTAAAAGTGACGGAACGGGCGATATTAGCTTTTGACGGAATGTCGAACTCGTCACTGGCGACGATGATTTCCTATTTAGGCGAAGCTTATAAGCACGTTGATTTGTTATACAACGCTTTTGTGCTGGTCGAATCGGGAGCGGAGTTGCTCGGGCTTCCAAAGCCTTTTGAAAAAACGGCAGTCGCCGCCAAACAAGCTGCGGACGCGGCGAAAAAAGCTGGTGCGGACACTACCGCCGCGAACAAGCAAGTCGCCAAAACCGCCAAAGAAACTTACGACGAGCGCCTGCTGCAGCTCGACGGCTTTTACCGCGCGTCGAAAAACAAAATAGGTTCGGAGCTTCGCCAGACGAAAGCGGCGGAACTCGCCTATCAGCAAAATCTTCTCAATCTTGAAAAATCGGTTTACAACCGTCGGCTCGACGCGCTGCAGTTGTTTTACGCGGAAAAACTAAAGCGGGCGAAAACTCAAGCCGAAAAAGAATCGCTGCTCGGTCAGGCGCAAAAGGATGTTGATAAAGCGAAAGTTGATTTCGGCGACACGAAGCAGGGAATCGCCAACAACATCACGCAGCTCAAAGAAGAGGTTCGGCAACAGTTGCGAGGCGACCTTGCGGAAGCTCTGCAAATCAATCTGGACGGTTTTTCGTCGAGTTTTTCAACGACGCTCGATGAATTAAGCGAAAAATTCGATGAAGGTAAAATCCACGCCACCAGCTATTGGGAATCGGCGCATCGTGCTTTTTTGCAATACAAAGACGCTGTTAAATCGATTAGCCAAGAACAGCTCACGCTTACATTGCAAAACCCGGCATTGACGCCCGAACAGCGTTCAAACGAATTCGAGCGCGCAAAACAAAAATTCGAGCAAGCCGACCGGGACATCAACGCAAAAGCGAAATCAGTCAGAAAACTCGTTATAGACTTCCAAGCGACAAGCGACCAGGGCTTGGTAAATCATTTAATTGACGTTCAATCGAGCATTGACGATGCGACCGTTTCGCTTCTCGAATTTTATAGAACTCTTAAAGAAAATCCGGGTCTGGTTGATGACCCAACTAATTCTGACGATGCGGTATTCTCAGATTTTGCGAAAACCCTTAAAAAGGATTATGCCGAATTTATCAACGCAGCCACTTTTAACGAGGAACAGCTTCTTAAATTAAGACAAAACGCGGCTGAACAAGCCTACATCACGAAAATAGAATACCTCGACAAAGAAGCGAAGTATTACGAAAAAGTAAACAATCCGAAAAAGCAAGAGGAAATCAATAAAGAAATCGAGCAGTTAGAAGGAAAATTGCTCGCCGTCCGCTCGAAAAACGCACAGGAAACCGCAAACTTTCGGATACAAAAAGAAGAGGAATATAAAGCCGCAGCGTTATCAGCTTCGGCAGCCGTGACAGATGCGGCGCAAAATGCTGCGGAAGCGCAGATAAATTTTCAAAAGGCGGTTATTGAAAGCGGAAAAATTCAGCCGGGCAACAATCTCGCAACTGTAAACAGTCTGGCAAAACTCGAAAGAGAAAGGCTTTTAAAGATTCTCGAAAATGACCGTGCCCGTTTGAAAGTCGAAAAAGACGAAGCAGCAAAACGAGTCGCAAATCTCAAAAATGAAGTAGATCTCAAAAAACAGATTGAGGCTGAATACAAATCTAAAGAGCTAAAACTT